TGTGCATAAACGGAAGTTGCGAAAAGTGCGGTTGCGAGAATTGCGATTGCTTTCATGTAAATCTCCTTAGATTATAAAAGTAAAAATAAATCCAGTTACTATCAATATTCCACACCAAGAACCCAAAGCTTTATAGTATGTTGTCAATGGCGTACCAAAATAACGATTGCCTATCATCACACACTTATGCGTTGGACTTAATAGATAAGCAGCATAATCTAATGCAAAGAACCATAAGAAGTACTCTGTACCAAAAACCTGAGCCATCAATACGGCGATTGCAACAAATTTACCACTAGAACCCATTAAGAAACTTGCTATAAAACCGATAGCACTTATTACTGCCATGCCGACAAAGGTAGATGGATCAACCAACGTATCTTTAATCATAGTGGCAAAAGCTTTATCATAGGACTTAAAATAATTTCCTAAAATAATTACTACTGCAACAATAACAAGAACATCCCACTTAATATAACCAAGTAACTTCTTGATGTTCCATTGTTGTGTCAAAAACACATAATATAATGCCAAAAATCCAAAACAAGCGATCATTAGCTTCTCATCGTAAATGTATAAACCAATTGCAGCAAACATTGGCAATACATTTCTGATGACTGAACTTATTTTAAAATTTGTAGGAGTAATTGCAACATCTTCTTCTTTGATTTGATACCAGAGATACCAACCAAGAAATACAATACTTGCAATTACAAGAGGTGCTATCATTCCGATAAAAGCAGCATATGTTATTCCAAACGCTGCAATAGGAATAAGAACTGTTTTTTCTAACGGCGACCACAGATAGTAGTGGTGTGTCGATAGATAATCAACAATTCCCATTTTTTCACGGCCTTTACCATCTTTAGGTGCAACCGTATCTAATAGACCTGCTGATACAGTAACACGACCTTCGATTGGTAAAATACCACCAATAGCACTTAGGAGAACTACAACGAATCTATTACTACGAAATGTATTTCTAATATAAGAATACGCTGGGGCAAAAAGAGAATACTCTTTTGCTAGTCCAGCAGTAATCATAATGAAAAATATCATCCATAGATACGATAGATTTTTAAATAAAAAATCCATAATATACTCCCATTACAATAAAAACCACTCTCTTTTTAGGGAGAGTGGGCCTCTATATGGTCCAACGAACCATATTCTTAAAAGTTGACAGGTTATTCTTCGTCTGCCAACTTTGCAAAGTATGCCATGTCATCATCTTCTTCAGATACTTCAGGCATCTTTGGCTCAGACTTTGCTTTCTCCTTGATCTGTTCTACGGTTGTCTTTGGTGCAGGTGTTTCACCATTCAAACCAAGAACTTTATCTAGGCGTTTCTTCAATTCATCATACGATTTGAATTCTTTGTCTGAAAGCAATTCTTTCAATGAGAATTCAGATTTCCAGATTTTCTCCAACTCATCGTCATCATCCAATAATACAGATGAGGATTCGAATTCAGATTTATCGTAGTTCTGATATCCATCAACTTTACGAATCTTCAGTTTGAAGTTTGCACCTTTCCACATATCAAATGGATTAACTGCACTCTCATCTTCAAATTGTGGGTTCATTGCTTCAGAAATCTTATCAAAGATTTTCTTACCAAACTTAAACAGTTTTACTTTGCCTTCATTTTCAGGATGCTTTGGATCAGATACGATATAAACATTCGCAACATAATTTAGTTTACGCTTTTGCTTGCGAACTACATCTTTATTTGCTTCAATGCCAGAATTCCACAATGAAGAATTGTGTTCGCAAACAGGACATTGTTCATTCTTTGTTGTTAAACAATTATCGATTAACCATCCACCAGGACCTTGGAATCCATGTGAGAACACTTTAACCCAAGGTAATGCATCATCACCATCGGTTGCAGGTGCAGGTAGAAAACGAATAGTAGCCATGCCGTTGCCAGCTTTGTCTACTTCTGGTTTCCAATAATTGTCGGATTTTTCTGCGCCTTCAGATGATTGACTGATTGCTTCAATTGCTTTGGCGAGTTTGTCGAGATTGCCAGATTGGCGTTTGAGGTTTTGAAAACTACTCATGGTATTTCCTTTCGTATTAACGGAGTATAACGGTATATAAACGGTGTATATTTCACAAAAAGATCATAATATACTTTTATATATCCAATCACAAGTACATATTGAGAATGGATATGGTAGAAGGCCAATCAGTATGTAAAATACCAATGCCTCCTGCTTCGTCCCATTGTTTGATTACACTTGGTGTGTCATCAATAATGATAGAAGTTGGTGTTGCATATTTCCACTTGTGTCTTTTGCCTGGTACAAAAAGAGGATTGAATGTAATCCCGTGAGTTTGTAACCAAACCATTTTCTGTTTGGAAATAGCATCATATCTTTCTTCATTCGCTGTTGAAGAAAGAATCTGTGTTGGTGCAGGAAACTTTCTTAGATATTCAACGCCTTGCATGGCACCAGGCATCAAATCTAATGTTGCAAAATTTCCACCTTCGATGAATTCTTGAAACAGATGATCAAATTTTTTTTGTTTCTCTGCTTCTCTTGGTTGCATACCATGTAAACTAACATATCGTTTATTAAAGTCTGCAATGACACCATCCATGTCAAGGTAAATATGTGTGATCTTAAGCATATTCTTTAATTATATCTTTTGTCAAATTTTTAAATGTGTCTGTGTCATAGTGTAGAAATGGTTTGTATCTCAAATATTTTCTTTTCAATGTTGGCCATACAATATCATCTGTAATCTTTTTACTCCAACACTTCTCAATAAAATTCATTTGATTATCTAGTATCAATACCGTTTCAATTGATACCTTGCCATGCATTACTTCTTGTAGGAGATTTGGATAACTTCCACTTTTAACACCAAAGATTGCATCATCTTTAATGCCATATTTCTCCAACAGATATATCATATCATTTTTGAATGTGTATGTCAATGCTTGGTTGGTTTTTTGCCACTTCTTGTATGTTTCTTCGGCATTTGGCCCCATCAGGTCGCCAACCCACTCAACATCACCAGCAAGAAAATTAGATACCAAAAAGTCTTTTAGTTCTTGTACATCATATTTTCTAGACAATCTATAGAATGTATATTTGTCTTTTCTTGTGCTGAATGTCTGTTTAGAAACATTTGTTTTGCCATTATATTTCACATAATCATAACTGTCGCTTGTGAAGTGTAGTTTTAAAGCATGAAACATGGCATATGTTGCAAAGCCGGTATTATCTGTCATAGACTTCTAATAATAATAATTTTACGATTTTCACCTGTAGGTTTTACAAATAATTCTTTTAATTGTTCTCCTGTATGCCATTTCATACTAGAAGATTTGTGTGCAGGAAGACCAGATGTTTCTCCAATCTTTGTCCAATTGTCTGCAAGATATACGGCACCATTTTTGCCTGCACCAACAAATGTAATGATATGTTTTAGATCATCACCATATTTTTCTTTCCACGCAGTTGGAGCTTTTTCTCTTAGTTGTTTCAACACTTGGGAACCAGCATTTTTAACTGATCTATTAAAACAAAATCTCCAATTGTTTGCTATTGTATTGAATACTCCTTTGTATTCTTCTTTAGATACACCGAGATATTTTAAAATATCTTTTGGTGGTGGATATACAGAAGAACCAATACCTATCATGCCAATACATTCACCTAACAAACCATTATCTAAGTAAATCAACCAATCTATTCTTCTGCCTACCGAAGAATTGGATGCAACATAAGAGTGGTGCGTTTCAATAATATCTTTGACAATCTCTTTTTGTTCTTTGGTCGTTACTTTTACCAATTCAATCATATAGGCAATTTAGATGTTTTCTTCAATAGATTTAGTTCTTGTGCTTCTTCTCTAATTTTAGATTTGAGTGCGGCAGAGATTAATGTTGCGGCCATTTCAACTTCAAGTCCCTATAAAAAATATGATTACCAATTCTACTTACAACAAACTTTTTATTCCAACCAGGATTAACATAGTTGGCATGATAATACAATGCGTTTGTTTTAGCAATCATATCATGTAATATAGGTTCGGTCAATGCTCTACGAGCAATTAATACCGATTCTTCCCAAGCATATACATCCTTTACTACCATATTTTTAAAACAAGTCCAAGAAAACTGGCAGGTTGTTTTTTGATTGTATTTTGTTTTCTGATATACAACTTCACATACATCTTTTGGAAAGTCAGGATCGTTTACACGATTCATAGTAACCTGTGCTACTGCAAGTTTACCCTCATATTTTTCTTTTGCAGCTTCATGGTAAATATTTTTAGCCATGCATTGCAATTGTTTATTAAAATCACCACTAACTTGCATTTGAATTGCTTTTGTTGTAGTGAATGAAAAAGTTGGTAAAGAAAGAACCAATATTAGTAAACCAAAAATGATTACGATTATGGGAAAATTCTTGATTGTTTGCATCTTATCTCCTTGACGGGGATGGACGAATCCATCCCCAACCCAATTACGAATTAGATTTTTTAATCTTTGTTTCAGTTTGTGGGATTTGTGATACGAATCCGTTTAATGCGTTTGCTTTTGCAATGATTTCGGATTCACTTGGATATGCTGGAAATCCAGGGTGATCTGGAATTGTTCCGCCATTCAGTTTAGCAACTTCTATCTTGGTTGACCAATCGTTGCTAATTACCTCACGCTTACCATAATATTCTTCTGAAAGCATATCTTTCGCCATTTTTAAAAGTTCTAGGCGAATCTCGAACGGTGTCATATTACTCATAGTATTTCTCCTGTGTTTGTGTGTAATTACCAGCGGTTTGTGTGTATGCTGGTCT